AGGTAGGTTATGACAGAAGAAACTTTAAGCGATGCTCTCGCTAACTTAAATGATGACAACATAGATAAAGCAGCAATTCCCGAAGGGAGAAGAGCCGCTGTTGAAGAACCTCAAGAGGAGTCTACTTTTATAGACTTAACTGACGAGGATGTTGGAGAAGTTGCCCCTATCTCTAATGACAAAGTTCGTGAGGACTTTGACGAAGGTGCCTTGGGTAACGATGATCAAGAGTTAAGCGAAGCAGAAAAAGAAGCAAAGAAAGCTCAAGGCCGTATCAATCAAGCTGTTAAACAAGCTAAAGATTGGCAGCGGAGAGAGCTTCAAGCTTTGCAATACGCCAAGCAGTTGCAAGAAGAAAACAAAAAGTTATCTTCTCAAATGCAGCTAACTAGCCAGACAACAGCCGATGAAAATCTAAAAATTTCAAAAAGCTATAAGGATGAGTTTGAAGGCAGAGTAGATGCTCAAGCGAAAGCAGCAAAAAACTCTGTTACTAAAGCTTATGAGTCTGGCGATCCTGAACTTATGGCAGATGCTCAACAAGCATTAGCTAGAGCAGAATCTGAAAGAACTTCTCTTGAGCAGTATAAAAGAGAATTAGTTAAGTACGAGCAGGACATGGAAGCTTGGAATAACAACCAAGCAAGACAGAGGCAAGCTGATGAAGCTCAGTACCAACAGCAACAACAGCAACCTCAACAGCAACAGCCTCAGTATTCTGAGCCTTCTTCAAAAGCTCAAGGTTGGGCAGAGAAGAACGAATGGTTCGGTGTTGATAAGATAATGACAAGCACAGCTATGGTAATACACCAAGAATTAGCTGAGTCTGGAATTGACTTAGAATCAAATGAATACTATTCTAATTTAGACAACAGATTACGCGAAGAACTTCCAAACAGGTTCAAAGCGGAAAGCAACGCAGGAAACAACGGAAGACCCGTCCAAACCGTAGTTTCCGGTACGCGCACAACAGGAAATGGACGCAGTCAAAATGATCGTAGAGTTGAGCTTACCCCTAGTGAGCAAGCATTATCTAAAAGACTAGGTGTATCGTTCAAGGATTACGCAAAACAGAAAATGAGGTTACAGGCATCATGACAGAAACTAAAAATGCTGGATCGAAAAGAACCCCAAGGAGCCAAGCTGCTAGGGGTAGTAAAACGACTAGGCAACCATGGAAGCCGCCTCAAGCACTAGAAGCTCCAGAAGCTCCTCCTGGTATGCGATATCGGTGGGTAAGAACTCATATAAGAAATGAGGATGACAAGACCAATGTACACAAAAGGTTTCAGGAAGGTTATGAGCCTGTGCATCCATCTGAGGTTGAAGGCTTTGATTTGCCTACAATCGATGAAGGAAAACACGCTGGAACCGTGGGCGTTGGTGGTCTAATTCTTGCCAAAATACCGATTGAGACAGCGGAAGAAAGGAACGCTTATTACGAACAGCAGACTGAAAATCAGATGAATGCTGTAGATAATAATCTTATGCGTGAAAGCGATCCTAGAATGCCGATACATCAAGAGCGCAAAACCAAGATAACTTTTGGTGCCTCTGGTAAAAACGACTAACTTTGATTGTGTTTATAAGGAGAACTAGAAAATGGCAAACTTAGATGCCCCTTTTGGACTCCGTTATGTTCGTAACCTGCAGGGTAACTATTACTCTTCAGGTCAGTCTCGCTACAGAATAACAACTGCAGATGCGACCAACGCTACTAACATCTACCAAGGTGACATTGTCACTCAAGGTACTGCTGGTAATGTGACTCGTATTGCGAGAGCTGATGGAGGTGGTGCTACTAACGTCATCATCTTAGGCGTATTTAACGGATGTTTTTATACAGACCCAACTACTAGCAAGCCAACATGGAGCAATTACTGGCCCGGAAACGCAGCCACTGATGCAGTAGCTTTCATTTACGACAGTCCTATGGATGTGTTTGAAGTGCAAGCTGACGCTGCTTTCCCTGTTGCAGACTTGTTTGGTAATTTCGATATTGTTGATAATGCTGGAACAGGAAGTGAAGCGAGTGGTCTTTCGTACCTTGAGCTTGACGTTACTACTGGTGCAACAACAGCGACATTGCCATTAAAAGCCCTGGATATCTCTACAGATCCTGAGAATTCAGATGTAATTACAGCCAACACTAACGTGCTTGTCACCATACAGAACCATCTGTTTGGCGTTAAAGCAGTTGGTTTAGCGTAAAGGAGGCTGAATAGATGGCAATTTCACGCGCACAACTAGCTAAAGAACTTGAGCCCGGCCTAAACGCTTTGTTTGGCATGGAGTATGATCGTTACGAAAACGAACATGCAGAAATCTTTGATACTGAATCTTCAGATCGTGCATTTGAAGAAGAAGTAATGATCGTTGGCTTTGGCAATGCATCCACTAAGGATGAAGGTCAAGGCGTACAATACGATAGCGCAAGCGAAGGTTTCACCGCTCGTTACACTCACGAAACTATAGCCCTTGCATTCTCCCTTACGGAAGAAGCAGTGGAAGATAATTTGTATGACCGCCTCGGCGCTCGATATACAAAGGCTCTTGCACGAAGCATGGCCCACACTAAGCAGGTAAAGGCTGCAAACGTATTGAACAATGCGTTTAACGCAAACTTTGCTGGAGGTGACGGTGTATCTTTAATCAACACTGCACACCCCCTCGCTAATGGTGGAACCATTGCTAACCGGGCGGTAACCCAGGCGGATCTTAACGAAACGTCACTGGAAAATGCTTTGATCAACATCTCAACTTTCGTTGATGATCGAAACATGATCTTGGCCCTTCGGGGAACCAAGTTGATTGTTCCGCCTCAACTTCAGTTTGTTGCTGATAGGCTGCTTGAAACTCCAGGAAGAGTCGGAACGGCAGATAATGACATCAACGCAATCAAGAATATGGGACTGTTGCCAGAAGGCTACTCAGTCAACCACTTCTTGACGGATACTGATGGATTCTTCCTGATGACTGACTGCCCTGATGGGTTTAAGCACTTTGAAAGAACTCCGATCACCACTTCTATGGAAGGTGATTTCGATACAGGTAATGTTCGCTACAAAGCTAGAGAGCGTTACTCATTCGGATTCAGCAACCCAAGATGTGTCTTCGGATCTCAAGGCGCTTAAAAGGTTTCATGTGAAACCATGGAGAAGGGGGCATATCTTGCCCCCTTCTTTTTTATGTAGTATAAAGAACCTATCCCTGACAGGTGCAATACCGCGCCTGACACTAGCCTAGACAGGAGATATCATGGCGAATACAACTTTCAACGGTCCCGTCCGTTCCGAAAACGGTTTTGAAACCGTATCTAAAAATGCTGCTACTGGTGTAATTACTATCACTAGTGGTAATAAAATGATTAACGAAGCCGTTGCAGATGCTGGTATAGAAGGCACAGCGGGTGTTTACGTTACTCAAGTAGAGCGTTTTAAAAGCGATACAACTACCAACGTAAACATTGTTAAGACTACTATTCTTCTTGACCTAACCGGCCTTACAAAAAGTGCTACTGCTGGAGACATTATCGGTAAAGATGGTGATGGCGTAGCTTACTTTGCACGTATTACTACCGCAGACCAAGGTGTAATCTTTGGTATTCAAATGACTTGTCTTGAGGTTCCTTCTGCAGGTAATGGTGATATTGATATCTACTCTGCTACAGAAGGTACGGGCGTAGAAGATACAGCTATTGCTGCTCTTACAGAGTCTCAGATTACTAACGGCGGTGCATTGGTTGCCGGGAGTATGGTTGCTGGCGGTGCAATTAGTGCTGATCAGTACCTGTACTTAGTTAACGCTCAAGGCGCTGGTGCGGGTACTTATACTGGCGGTAGGCTTCTTATTGAACTTACTGGATATGACGTAGCTACTTAAAGGAGGTAAATCACTATGACCATTAAAGGTTCAGGTAGTGATGTAACATCCAGCTTTATAACTGCTGCTGCTGCAGATCCAAATGGAATATCTACCGCCGCTGCTGTAGCTAATAACGCTGCGCTTGTAATAGGAGGCGCTTTAGCTGCTGCAGGATCTGTTACTTTTGATGCACCAAGGAACATTACTATTCTTAGTGCTGGTAATGATAGTGGTATATCTTTTACCGCTGTTGGTACAGATGAGACAGGTACTGCAGTTTCAGAGTCTATAACAGGCGCGAATGCTGGTACGGCTACAGGTACACAGCTTTTTGCTACTATAACTTCTATTACAGCGGTAGGTAATCCTGCAGGAAATGTTAGCGCAGGATCAGGTACTAGCTGTTGTGGTGTTATATCTTTGTCTCGTTGTCGTTTGCGCGGCATTTATGTAGTTAATGGTAGCGGGGCAGCAACGATAGTTTTCAGAGAAGGATCTAGCACAGGCTCGATAGTTATGCAGTTTGCGACTGTTGCGGGAGTTACCACTAACTCTTACCCTGACGTTCCAGATGACGGTCTTTTGTTTAAGAACGGAGGGTACGTTACGTTTACTGCTGTTACTGATCTGACGGCAATGACTACGTTCTTCTCATAAGGAACTAGAAAATGGCTACATCAGGAAGTAGAGACTTTGAGCCAGATGTTGCGGAATATATTGAGGAAGCATTTGAACGATGTGGTCTTGAGTTTCGCACAGGTTATGACGGGGTCACCGCAAGGCGATCCCTTAACCTCTTGCTTGCTGATTGGGCAAACAGGGGCTTAAACCAATGGACGATAACTAACTCATCAACTACGCTAACTGAAGCAGATGAGTTTATTGATTTAACAGCATCAACCATTGACGTACTAGACGTTGTTATTAGAAGAACGGTTGGAGGAACGGCTACCGATATATCTATGAGTCAAGTAGGTAGATCTGAATACTGGAACATTCCAAGCAAGTCTACGAAAGCTCGTCCTACGCAATGGTTCTTAGATAAGCAAGTTACTCCCAGATTGTATATTTGGCCTGCTTCTGAAAATAGCACAGATCAACTGATTATAAATCGCTTGATTCGTGTTGAAGATGCAGATGCCAGTATTAATACGGTAGATATGCCATTCAGATTTTACCCGTGTTTGGCCGCAGGTTTGGCTTATTACATTGGTTTGAAAAGAGCTCCTGATAGAGTGCCAATGTTAAAAGGTATTTATGAAGAAGAGTTCCAAAGAGCGGCAGATCAAGATAGCGGCACAGCTTCTTTAAAAATTGCCCCAGGTCTGTTCTCTATTAGGAGGGCGTGATGGCTTATGCTTCTGGCAAATACGCTCTTGCCATATGTGACAGATGCGGCTTTGAAAAAAAATACTCTAAGTTAATAAAAGAATGGACCGGGTTCATGGTCTGTTCTGAATGCTATGAGCCAAAAAGCCCACAGCTAATGACATCCAGAAGAGTCGCAGATCATGAGGCTTTAAAAAATCCTCGCCCTCCAACAAATGTAGAAGAGCAAAGAAATATTCAGTGGGGTTTTGACCCGGTTGGATTTATGGGCGATGAGGCTTTAACGCCAAACCCTTTGCGCGGTAATGGAGGAGTTGGTCAGGTTGAGGTAACCACAACATGAGTTTTACTTACACTACTTTAAAAACAGCAATACAAAATTATTGTGAAACTGCAGAGACTACGTTTGTCGCTACGCTTCCTACTTTTATACAAGAAGCTGAAGAAAGAATACTGAAGAATGTTGAGATGCCAGTATTCAGAAAAAATCAAACAGGTCAGATATCGTCTGGAAATATTTACTTACAAACACCAGATGATTTTCTAGCGCCATATAGTCTTGCTGTATCTTCTAACGATATTTACTCATACTTATTGTTTAAGCATGTTTCTTTTATTAGAGACTATTCTCCAAATCCAGAAACTACTGGGCTGCCTAAATACTACGCTGTATTTGATGACGATAGCTTTATTATGGCTCCATCTTCAAATGGCACATATACTGTTGAGTTGCATTACAAATATCGTCCAGCATCATTATCTGCTGGAGCCGATAGCGGTACAACCTGGCTGTCTACTAACGCACCAGATGCTTTGCTTTACGGATCTCTAGTAGAGGCAGCGACATTCTTAAAAACGCCTGAAGAGATAGCTCTTTATCAACAAAGATTTGATATGGCTTTGAAAGCTTTGAAGATGCTTGGAGAAGGATATGGCGCTACGGATGAATTTAGATATGATATTGCTAAGGGGTAAGCATGTTTGATATGGAAGTAAAGATGTCTTCAGGAGACATTAATGTTCAGACAACATCTGAAAGAGGTCACACTCCAGAAGAGTTGTCAGCTAACGCTGTAGCTAAGATAATTAATATATCTGAAACTGCAGACCCGATTATAAAAAATCAGGCTGAAGCGTTTAGAGAAAGAATGTTTCATGTAATTGTTCACGCTTTAAATCAAGGTATTAAGAGCGATAGAACTACACTTTATAATGAATTTAAAAAACAAGGTCACGATGATGTGGCTGAAATACTGAGGAAACTCTAATGGCTATTACTCAAGCAATGTCTACGTCCTTTAAGAAGGAGCTTCTTCAAGGAGTGCATAACTTTACAAGCGGATCTGGAGGGGGAACGACCACTTCTACAGGTTCTGGAAACACATTTAAGCTTGCTCTATATACTAGTAGCGCATCTCTTGGTGCAACAACTACTATCTTTACTACGAGCAATCAAGTGTCTGGCACAGGATACAGTAGCGGAGGGGCAAATTTAACTAATGTAACTCCAACCGCATCCGGTACTACTGCGCTAACAGACTTTGCTGACTTGACGTTTTCAAGCTCAAGCATTACGGCTAGAGGAGCCATGATATATAACTCTTCTACTACCGCAGGAACTGCAAATCGAACTGTATTAATTCTAAATTTTGGATCAGACAAAGCCTCTTCATCTGGAGACTTTACAATATCTTTTCCAACAGCAGATGCCAGCAGCGCGATAATTAGGATTGCCTAAAAATGGCTGATGTAACCATATCGTTTACGGGCTATAACAGTATAACCCAAACGTACAATGCGGGTGGTTACAATCAGGATTTAGCTTTTCCTGCTCTCGCAAGTGCTGTAGGGTCTACTAGTTATATAGGCGATATTACTGTAAATCTTACAGGAATATCTGCTGGTGCAACTGCAGGTAATACTTCAGAAGACGCTGGAGGCGGAATATCAATAGGTGTCACAGGTCTTGAATTAACAGGATTTGTTGGTGGAGTGAACCTGTGGAGTCCAGTTAATCCAGGGATAAATACTATTTGGACAGAAATAGCGGCGTAAAATTATGACTGCAACATATGTAAATAATCTAAGAGTCGCAGAGCCAGCAGATGGCGATGCAAACTGGGGAACTACAACCAACGCTTCTTTAGAGATTATCGGGGAAGCTTTAGGTATTGGCTCTGAAGCCATAACAACCAACGCAAATACGCATACCTCTACAGTAGCGGATGGCGCTTCAGATCAAGCAAGAGCGTTTCACCTTAAATATACAGGCACACTAGATTCAGCCTGTACTATTACTATTGCACCAAACACAATGAAGCGGGTTCAAATAATAGAAAACGCTACAAGTGGTGGGCATTCTATTATTATCAGCCAAGGTAGTGGCGCAAATGTCACGATCTTAAATGGCACAAAGAAGATAATTTATCTTGATGGTGCTGGTTCTGGCGCAGCGGTTGTTGATGTAACAACAGCATCCTTTGGATCTCAGGCGTTTTATGTACCTGCTGGATCTACAGGCAACAGACCCACAGGTGTAGCGGGAGCTTTTAGGTACAACTCTACAACATCAGAGTTTGAGGGATATACTTCCGCTTGGGGATCTATCGGAGGATCTGGAGCAACCAACGTATCTCTGACAGAAGCTACAGGTAATGGCAGCACGACTGCCTTTACTTTGTCCACAGCCCCCGGCACTGAGAACAATACACAAGTATATATAGACGGTGTGTATCAAGAAAAAGGTACTTACGCTGTAAGTGGATCAACGCTTACTTTTTCTACTGCACCTCCTAATGGAACAAGTATTGAAGTCAACGGATTTTCTGAGTCTTCGGTAGGTACTCCGGGTGATGGCACTGTAACTTTAGCTAAGATGGCGGCTAATAGTGTAGACAGCCCACAATATGTAGACGGAAGCATCGACACTGCTCACATAGCTGATGGTCAGATTACTGTTGGTAAAATGGCTGTAAACAGCGTAGATAGCGATCAATATGTAGATGGAAGCATTGATACTGCTCACATAGCAGATGACCAAGTAACTGGGGCTAAACTCGCCAATAACATTGATATTGCGGGAACGCTTGATGTAACAGGGCTGCTTACGGCAGATGCTGGGGTAACCGTAGTTGGTGCGCTTACCTTGGGCGGTACTGCTGTTACCTCTACAGCAGCGGAACTTAATATTCTTGATGGAGTTACTAGCACTGCGACAGAATTAAATCTGCTTGATGGTGTAACAGCAACTACCGCAGAGCTTAACTATCTCGATATAGCGACCTTGGGTCTAACCGCAGCAAGCAAAGCAGTTACCGCAGATGCAAATGGAGTCATAACACTCGACAACGGTTTCAGCGAAGAATACGCAGCGGTTACTTCTAGCTCTGCCGCAGTATCTTTAGACCTAAGAACCGCAGGTAACTTCAGCCACGATCTTACAGAGAACACGACAGTATCTTTTGCCAATCCCGCAGCCAGCGGGAAGGTTAGTGCAGCTACATTGCGGATCATTCAAGGCTCTACCGCTAGAACAATCACTTGGAATAGCTCAATCAAGTGGGCTGGAGATACTGCTCCCACATTAAGCACCGGAGATAATGACGTTGATATTTTTACGTTCTATACATTAGACGCAGGAACAACTTATTACGGCGCAGTAATTGGACAGGACATGTCTTAATGAGCAGCGTAACAAAGAAAATGATGATGGGCGCTGATACCGGCCCAAGCGTTAAGACAATTGTTAACTCAATTGTTTTTTCTCCTTCAGGTCAAGAAGCGTTGGCTAAGCAATTTGGAAGTGCTTGCGATAACAGAAGGATATGGACAGCCAGTATTTGGTATCGGCAGGGAGCAGATAATTCGGCTGTGCTTCTTGGATGCAGTTCTAATCGGGCGGCGGGTGGTAATAGTCACGATCATTTTTATACTTATCTAAACAAACTATATTACCAATCTTACGACTATTCCGGTGGCGGCACTAAAATCAACTTGATAACAGCGGCAAACACCACGTTGTTCGGTGCAAATACCGGCTGGCATCACTTTCACGCTTTTATGGATACAACACAATCGACAAGCACAGACAGAGTTAAAATCTACATAGACGGGACGCAATTATCGTTTGCTACTAATACTTACCCCGCTCAAAATTTTCAAGGGTTTTTCATGCCTACTGAGCCGCCGGGTTTCACAACAGCAGAAAGAGCCTTAACAAGTTATGTTGGAGCTGCCAACTACAATCTAACTCCAGCTAACGTTTGGGATGGAAAACTTGCAGATGTAAACGTAGTGGATGGTATAGCTTTACCTGTTGACACGTTTGCTGCTGATATTGGTGGAACGTGGACTCCGATGGAATATACAGGAAGCTACGGATCTAACGGCTTTAACCTCAACATGGCTAATGGCGCTTTTGGCACTGACAGCAGTGGGAACGGAAACAATTTTACATCGTATCAAATAGCATCAGGTGACGTATCAACTGACGTTCCCCCTGCTTAACAGGAGAAATAAATGTTTGCAATTGTTAAATCTGGGGCGATAGAAAGCACTGGTACATTAAATCAGCTTTTTCCAAATACAAGTTTTCCCGGTGGTGTCGCGCCTGATTCTTTTAAAGCAGAGGAAGGTCTTGAAGATATTGTTCAAGGAGAGCAAAAAAATACCACTTACTACGATGTAGCCGCTGGGGATATTTCCTTAGTTGGGGGTAAGCCAACACAGACTTATACGAACACTGCAAAAGACTTGGCTACTCTTAAATCTGAAAGGACAGCGAGGGTCAAAGAACAAGCAAATGAGCAGCTTGCGTTAACCGATTGGATGTTTACACGCCTTGCAGAGCGTGAAGTAGCGATACCTGACGCAACAACAACTTACCGCGCAGCGGTAATCACAGAGTGTACAAGATTAGAAACTGCTATTACAAATGCAGCAGATGTAGATGCATTGGCTGTAGTTATGAATTCAGAAAACTGGCCTGATCAAACATAGGAGTAGAACATGGCGTTAACTAAAGTATCAAAAAGTTTAATTAGTACAGATACTGTATTTTCAGTTGATGCTGTGGGTGGTGTCTATGGAACATCTTCAGCCCCCGTAACTATTGCTGTGACAGTTGCTACTAAAACAGCGGCTCACCCGTATTACGGTGACGGTAGTAGTTCTGCGTACTTTCTTGACGGACTAGAATCACCTGCAATAATGCTAAACGGCGCTGATGATGTAACGTCAGACTCTGGCTACTACTATAAGTTTGATCAGGCCGATAGCTCTAACTCTGGGCATCCTCTGTTATTTTATCTCGATGCTGCTAAAAGCACCGCTTACACAACAGGGGTAACAACTAGCGGAACTCCGGGCAATGCAAGTGCTTACACCCGTATAGACATAGATTCGGACACCCCAAAGGTTATCTACTATCAATGTAGCTCACACGCCTACATGGGTAACTATGCTGTTATACCGGCATCTAAGAACTTTTATAACCTAGCTGTAGGTGGGACTACAATTACGTCAACAGGTGCAGAACTAAACATCCTTGATGGTGTTACATCGACTGCCGCTGAGTTAAACATCCTTGACGGAGTAACAAGCACAACCGCTGAGTTAAACATCCTTGATGGTGTTACCTCCACAGCGGCAGAACTCAACTACTTAGACATAGCGACTCTTGGCCTAACCGCTGCCTCTAAAGCAGTCACAGCAGATGCCAACGGAGTCATAACGCTAGATAATGGTTTCAGCGAAGAGTATGCAGCAGTTACCTCTAGCTCTAATGTTGTATCGCTAAACCTTAGAACAGCTAATAACTTTAGCCATGATCTCACTGAAGCAACCACAGTGTCCTTTACCAATCCAGCAGCATCTGGAAAGGTTAGTGCAGCTACGTTACGAATTATTCAAGGCTCTACAGCCAGAGCAATCACATGGAACTCAAGCATCAAGTGGGCTGGCGATGTTGCTCCTACCTTGTCACAAGCTGATAACGCAGTAG